CGCCCCGTAGACGGCCCCACAAGGCGTGACCCGACTGCCAGGCAAAGCCCTTGGTCGGGCATCGGCTCCTCGTGTCCGAGGACTGACCCACGTTGGAGCGCAGGGCCAGGAACAGCAGGCGGTCCGAACCCCAGGTTCCAGCCGCCAGGCCGCCGCCCTCGCTCTCCTTGAACGGGTAGGTCGCGTCGATCGAGAAGATCCCGAGCTTCCGGCGAGCACCCTCCCACTGGAGGCCACTCCGGGTTCCACCACCGATAACGAATCCACCCGATGGGGTCGAGTAGGCCGTGGTCGCGGTGCCCGAGGTCATGTTCGTGGCCGCGCCACGGCCCGACAGCGGGTCGAGGCTCTGGGTGATGTCCACCGCAGTGGGCAGGCCAGTCAGGTTCAGGATCGAGCCGCCCACGACAACGTCGAGAGCATCACTTTCCGTCACACGGCTACTGAAGACCGCCGTCGTCGAACCCTGCGGGATATCGTAGGACCCCGAGATGTCGTACGGGATCTCGATGCCGTAGTTGAAGGCGTCGTTGATGCCGGTCCCGTTGGCTCCCAAGATGTAGTGAGCCGCCCCGGATCCTCGACCAGAATCCGCCGCATTTGCCTCCTCGCCGCTCGAAGCCGTCAGGGCCGCAAGGGTGAGGCGAAGCGGGTGGATGAACCCGATCGAGAAGGCGTGCTGGTCGTCAGCACCACCGTCGAAGCCCGTGTCGCTACGGAACTCCAGCTTCAGGCACTCACAGATCGGCTTCGTGAACCACGTGTGGTACGAGGCCAGAGCATCCGCGTTGGCCGGCAGAGAGAGCACCGGAGTGGTCTCCTGCACGATGTCGCCCCGGAGGTTCTTGCCCGTGATCCGGAACTGGAACGTCGCCGTCTCGTCGACAGCCGCCGCACCGATGCCAGTCGTGTACCGGATGCAGGGAGTCACCGACCACGGGTACCGCCGACCACGGTGGACCAGTGCCTGCCACTCCGTCGTGGCGCTACGGCTGATCTGGAACCCGGCCCCGTTGCCAACCCGACCCGCACCAGCCGCGAAGTCGATACCAGCACCACCGGAACCAGGATCGACGTCCGCGCCGGCCAGAACCGTACCAGCTCCAGCGGAGACCTCGGTGATGTCGTCCGACAGGATGGCGTTCGGCTCGTGAATGAGGGGGATGGTGAACGTCTGGATGCGAAGGTCGCTACCAGAACCCAGGTCCCGGCTCGAGATGCCGGGGCCCGAGTTGTCCACCTCCCCGGAGCCCGCGAGGGCTCGGAAGGGAGAGACACTCATCAGTCTTGGATGTCCGTGATGACGAAGTGACGGTTCCGCGCCTCGGCGCCGAACTGGAAGTAGCGGTAGAGCGTGAACTGGTAGGCGTCCCGGTTCTCAGCCCGGGAGAGGACCGACCCGTCCGCGTCCATGAAGTTGAAGTCCGTGCCCGTGAACATGTGGAGCGCGGTGGTGTCGATGCCGTAGACCCGGCCGTTGGTGCAGTCCTTGTCGACCACGAGCGGGCGCCCGTTGTACTCAAGGACATTCCAGCCGCCGTCCAGCGACATCGTGCTCGGGTAGCGCTTGGCTGCCACGAGGTCGTTCAGGTACTGACGACGGATACCGTAGGTCGTCATCAGCATGTTGATCTGGGTGCCGGCCACCTGGGCGACCATGTCCTCACCACGCTGCAGGAGGTCCTGCGAGAAGGCTCGAGGAGTACCCGAGTTGTCGAGGACGGCCGAGTTCCAGACACCGACCGAGTCCGCGTCGATCTCACCGAACAGGCCGTTGTCCGAGCCCGCGATGAGCGTGCTGGTCAGGAAGCCGTTCTGGCCGAAGTTGCCCGCGCTGGTGCCGCCCGGGTTGCCTTCACCGATGATCGCCGCGATACCGAACGGCTCGTTCTCAAGGCCGGTCGAGGCATACGCGGTCCCGAGGGCGGGGACATCGTCCGTGCTCGAGGCGCGGTAGATGAAGTCGCCGGACGCCGGGTCATTCGCGCCAGCGGTCAGGTCAGCAGCCGAGCCACCCTTGGTCTGCGAGACCGTGATGGTGTTGGCGGCGTAGTCGACCGAGGTGATGAAGAACACCGACTGCGAGGCGTCCTGGGTGACATCGCCGCTCGTCGTGTCGACGATGACGATCCGCATGTCGGGGCGGAGGTACTTCGTGCCCGGAGCCGTGCTCTCAAAGCCACCCGGGCGGTCAACGCTCAGGATGCCCGAGGCAGCGGCAGCCGCCGAGCTGACGCGAGCCAGAGCGCCCGAGCCGTTGCCGAACAGCACACGGTTGCACTCGTGCTGCATGTCCGTGGCGATCTGGCGCATCTCCGAGTCGAGGACCCGGACGAAGCTGTTGGCGGTGCTGGACTGGACCGCTGGGCCAGTGACTTGGCCGCGACCGTAGAAGTACCGCATGCGCCACTGCGCGTTCTGGTACCCCTGGACGCCCGGGTCAGGCAGGTTGCCGTACTCCCCGATGAACCCGATCCCCTCGTTTCGGCCGGTATGCAGGTTCATCACCGCATACTTACCGGAGGTGTCGATGTCCTCGGAGTTCCGTTGGATCACCGCCGAAAGGATGCGCTGGTTATTCAGCTGCTCCCGAACTGCCGGCAGGTAGTCCTCCTGAAGAATGGCGCTCGTCGCGCCGAGAACACCTCGGCTGTCCGCCTGCGAGGTGTACTTGTATGCACCCTGTCCTGGTCCAATCATCTGTCAGCTCCTGAGTCAGCGGCGAGTACGCCGCATCGCGTCTTGGTATCGAGCTAGAGCCCGATCCCGGATGTTTCCTGCTTCGAGGTTCTGGTACGTCGGCTCCACTTCGGGAACCTGGAACACGTCCGAGCGACCTCGCGGATCCGGAGACGTCGGTGAGGGCTGCACTTTGGTCAGGAGCTTGTGGGTCTTCGCCGCGTAGTCAGCCGCCACCTTGTCGACGTCCGCGTGGGGATTGGCGGTCATGGCGTCGTAGACGCCCTTCACAGCCAGATCCTTCGCGACGGCGTTCTCCTCGAACACCGGGTACTTCGACAGGGCCCGCTCCACGTAGCTGGTCTTCTCGGCTTGCTGAGCCTTCTCCAGCATCGGTTGGAGCTGCGGGAGCAGGGCGTCCAGACGGGGGTCTCCCGTGGGCTGGGGCTTCTGCTTCCGGGGCTGCCTCGGCTCGAGGTCCTCGAAGTACTCATCCTCCGGCTCATCCGCCTTGGCGGGCTGGGTCGGGATCAGGGACTTGAGCTCCTCGCGGGCGGCATCCACAGCCGCCTTCTCCTTGGCAATCTGCTCGCGCTCGGCCAGGAGGTTCTGGACCTCCTCGATCGAGAGCTTCCTCTCCACGCCCCCAAACTGGACAACGATGTCCTGCGGGGCCTCTTGCTCGGATGCCTTCGTAGCCTCAGGGGCTTCGGGGTCGGTCTGTCCAGGAACGTCGAGGTGCGCCGCGACCTTATCAGCGACGGCCTCTCGTGCCTGCGTGTCACCCTGCTCTTGCTGCTTCTCGGACATCTTCTGTTGTCAGACCCTCACTGGGCCTTCTTCTTGTGCTTCTTGTCACAGCCATACGGCGCAGCCTTGTGCTTCGCGCCGTGGCCACCCTTGAATCCCCCCTTGGCCTCCTTCGGGACCTTGGGGCTCGTGCCCTTCACGGGAACTGCCTTCTTGCTCATCAGGATTTCTCCTTGTAGATGTGGGTTGCGTCCAACGTCCCGTTTCGGAACACCTCCCGGAACCTCCGGGAGTTCTCTTCACCATTGTCACGGCCATTTGCCCGGAGGGGAATCCCCCCAAACATCCTGGGCCTGGTGTCCGGCTTATTGAGGACCTGCTCGCGGTAGAAGCGCCAAACGGCCTCCCGCTGGACCGGGTCCTCGATATCGTCAATGTCCTTGGGGTCGATCACAGGTCGATAAAGCTCCTGCGACCATCGAGCTCAGGCGCAGGCTCACGCTCCCGGCCGCTGGGGGCCAGCCCGCCTCGAGGCGTCCCCTCACGGAGCGCCTTGGCCATGTTCACCCCCCGGGAGTCCAGCTCCTGCGCGAAGGCGTCCAGGATCCCCGAGGCGATGTCCTTGCGGAACGGCATGCTGTCGTTGATCGACTCCGAGCCCGTCTCGGTCTTGATCGTCGTGGTCTGCCGCATGTGCTGGTCCACGCCCCAGCGGTTGAAGCGCCGAGCCTCATGCTGAGCCTTCAGGCCCGCGTCCCGGGCCTCGCGCCACGGGGCGATCTCGACGATGTGCTTGCCCGGCAGCCCCCCGAGGATCATCCGCTGGGGAGCCCCGCAGCACTGGCAGGTGGGCTTTGCCGGGTTGAACCGACCCTCCCCGTTCCAGGCCCACGAGACCTTCTCAAGGTGGAGGATGTCCGGCTTGTCGTCCGAGAGCCGCTCGCCCTCGTGATCGCACATCCCCTCCTCGTCCCCGAGGTACAGCGCCACCTCGTTGCAGCTCGTGCAGCGGTATCCGAATCGGGGCTCGACGTCGACCCTCTCCGGGACGTACAGACCCTCCGCCGCGAGCTTCGCCCGCTCCTTGGGCGACAGGGACTTCGCGAGCTCGAGCAGGGCCTCAGCCTTGTCGAACTGGGTCGTCTGCGGCTCGGCCTTCTTCGTCGGGGTCTTCTTACGTGCTGCCACTTTCCGTTCCTGGGGTTGGTTGTCGCTGGGCGGGCTGCGAGGCCTGACCAGGCTGTCGAGGGGCGCTTCCCTGCGCCCCCATCTCCGGAGGCATCATCGCCTGCTGCTGAGCCGCCATGGCCATCAGGGCGTCCTGGATGGCCTCCTGGTGCTTCTGCTTGTGCGCGAGGAACGCCAGCTTGGCGTCCAGCGGCATCCGGTCGAACGCCGGGCTCTTCTCGAACTCGTCGTGCTTGCGGAGGTGCGCTTCGTCGTCGTCCGAGGGCTTCGGCATCGGGTACGGCTCGAGCTGGCCGTTGACCATCCGGGGCCGCAGGAACTTGAGGTTCTCGTGGTCCGCGTTCCGTTCGTCGAGGGCCTCCTCGTAGAACAGGCTGTTGGCCCCCTCGAACTCCATCCGCTTGTAGGCCATCCGGAGATGACGCTGGTCCTGGGGGTTGATCAGGCCGGCCTGCACGAGGTCCATGATCGAGGACATCGCCTCGGCCTTGCTCTTCGGCATCATGCTGCCCCGGCGCACCGTGACGAACACGTTGTCGTTGATCAGGTTCCCCTTGTAGACCTCCACGTCCGGGGCCCGGAACTCCCCGTAGACCTGGATCGCACGGGGGATGTCCATGAAGTGCTGGGTCAGGGTCAGGATCTTCCGCCCGTACTCCTCCCAGCTCTCCTCGAGCTCCTGGATGACCGGGGAGATGGTCATGTTGTCCTTCTCCTGGAGAGCTCGGAGAGCTGCCCCCGAACGCATCCCGGTCGGGACCTCGCCCTGAATCGCCTCACCCTGCGCCGAGATCAGGCGCATGTCCCCGAGGTTTCGGTTCGCCCGGTCGGCCTGCGGCCCCGAGATCGCCGGGGGGTTGATCAGCGTGGGCTCACGGAAGGACGACCCACCCGAGTACGTGAAGATCTCTCCGTACTCGTCGCTCGTGCTCTCGAAGGTGGTCCCCGAGGGAGCCATCCACTGCGGATGCCCCAGGCGCTCCGCCTGCTCGTTCAGCTGGTGCCGGGCCCGGTTGTAGTCGTTCTGCGGACCGACCAGGTGTTCCGCGAGGCTCTGCCCCCACGGGCGGCCCGGAGCCGAGGCATACTTGCTGTGGACCACCGGGATCCGCATGTGCGGGTTCCGATCGAGGTCGATGCCGGCGTCCGCATAGGGGTGGGGGCCATGAGCGAGGACCGTGTTCTTCGTCGTGCGAACCCATAGCCCCTTGGGATACTGGCCGCTCGGCGGATACCACAGCTCAATGATCCGGATGTTGTCGCCGTTCTCCGTCCCGCCTTGGCCCGGCAGGGTGTACCCCGTCCGCTGAACGAGGGTCTGGAGGCGCTGCCAATACTGGCCGTCAGCCGCAGTGTCGAGCTCCGACGGGCTGATCTTCTTGGCCTCCTTGGGGTAGTGGTCCCAGATCCAGTCGATCGACCGCTCGTACTCGAGGACGCACCAGTTGGCCTCCCGGAACTTCCGGGTGCGGCGGGGGATCAAGACTTGGAAGGGGCTCAGGATGTCCCCGGTGAGCTTCCCCTCCCGCCGCTCGTCAATCGTCCCCGCCTTCGCCGCAAGCTCCCGCTGCTCGTCGGTGGGCTGGGACATCACCTCGTCGCTGTACGGGTTGCGAACGGTCGAGAGCTTTGCCCCCGCCATCGCGTCCCAGTCCGCGAACTTGAAGGCGTTGCCGCAGGTGACCAGCCACTCCGCCTCCTCCCGGCGCATCCCCCGGAAGTTGAGGATGTTGTCGTAGTGCGCGAGGAAGTGCTGGGCGACCCGGGACCCGATCAGGTCATCGATGTCCCCGGTGTTCGGAAGCACGCTGAAGTCCGGCTGCCCGCTGGTCAGCAGGGCCACCTGGTAGTTCAGCATCCGGAACATCAGGTTGGCCGTGTAGCCGTCGTTCCGGGGGAGGAAGTTCGGGTCCATGTCCCGGAACTCCTCCACATAGTCGACGCCGTTGATACCGAGGTACCAGGCGACGTTGATGTACCAATGCTTCTGGAGGGTCAGGTGGACGGGGTCGCGGCCCATCTCACCGAAGGACGCGCGCTCCATCGCCATCTGGAACGCCTCGTCCTTGGAGAACCTACTCTTGGGTGAGGTCCTCCACTGCGTGGCGCTCGGCCTGTTCGGATTGTCCGTAGTGTCGAGCTTGCGCAAGGTACATCAGATTTTCCGCCACCCCCTCAAGCCTGCCAACCCCCTCTAGGGCCTTCGCAATGGCCTGAGGGTGCTCGGACTCCATGTCCACGAGCTTGTCCATCAGCTTCCCGATGAGCTCCCGGTCCGCCTGCTGGTTGTGCTGGGCGGTCCTCGTCACCAGCGTCATCGCCCTAGTAACGGCGACGACGGCCCATCCTGCCGCCACGAAGGATGCCGCGCCGGCCAAAGCCAACGCCACGGTTGCTACCATCTCGATCATTGCCGAGTCCTCGACTCCATACCTGCTTCTCGTATGCGCTCAGGTGAGCGTCTGGTGACGGGGGCGGCTCGTTGCCGATCCCCCCGAACAATAGCTCGTACCGGCCCTGCAGCGCGATACCGAGCGCCATCACCCGGTCGTCCTTGTTCCGGCCCCGAGCTCGAGGCACACCGTTCTGGTCCCGCTGCATCGTCCGGAGCTCCTTGACCAGATCCCCGTCGAAGGTCTTCGGAGCCCCCTGAAGCCAGTCCTCGATCCGCTGGATCAGGAAGGCCCGGCTTGATTCGTTCGTGAACCATCCAAGGCGGGTACCGACCTGGTTGGGATTGCTGACATTCCAGAGCTTGGAGACGTAGAGGTTCGGGTACTCGATCTGGCGGTAGAGGGAGTCCAGCACCCCCTCCCCAACCGCGTTCCGCTCCACGATCAGCAGGGCCTGGTTGTAGTACAGGCTCACCGCCGCCAGCGTCTCCGCGTACGTCGTGATCCCTTGGCGGCCGTGCCACGTCGCCACGTGCCGCCCAGTCTCCTTCTCGACCACGATCGCGCAGCTGAAGTCTGGGGCCTCGGTCTGGGCCTTCATCATCGCGGCACGGTCGTTCTTGATCATGCCGATATCCTTCAGCTTGTCGGTCGCCACGTCGGCACCGACCACGTAGGACAGAGCCTTCTTCGGCTCAGACCAGACCCGGAGCCCTCCAGCGCCGTGGTTGTTCAGGAGGTAGTTCATACCTCGAGCTGAATCTCCGCCCGGAACCTAGGATCCCGCGTCTGCCGCGCCAGCATCTCGATGGCGTCAGGGTCGAACGCCGACCGGCCCGTGCTCAGGAACGCCTCCTGCGCCGTCGCAGGGTACTCCTGCCGGAACTCCAGCCGGTTCCCCGAGAACCCCATGTTGATCTTCTGGTGGCGCCAGTTCATCTGTTCCGGGGTGAGGCTGTGCTTGCCCATGTACTCCCGGTCCTCCGGGCTCATCCCTCGCAGCCAGCGCCTGCGGTGGTCCGCCGAGGCGAACGGGAGCTGGTACTCCGGATCCCAGAACCAAGGAGCGAAGAACGGGGTGATGCCATCCCCCGACTCCGCCAGCGTCCACGTGTCGTAGAAGAACCCGTCCTGCCCCTTCGCCGTGCTCTCGAGGCAGATGGTCGTCTCCGGGATCATCATCACCGTCTGGTCGATGCCGTTGTAGACGATCTCCGGGTTCTGCCAGAACGCCACCTCGGACAGGTGGACGTGCTGGAAGGTGTACGAGCGGGCGGCCTTCGTGTTGTTGGCCGTGATCGTCTTGAACATCGACCCGTAGCCGATGCCCGAGTTGTCCTCCCCGCCCGACTCCTTGAACTGGAGGTGGGTCATGCTGTCCGACGCCGTCGGGAGCGGGAAGAACTGCCACTCGTGGTTGAACTTCGCCTTGCCGAACAGGAAGACCGTGGAGTCCTCGTCGTAGCTGACCGTCAGGCTGTTCCGGTAAGGGTTTTCGTTCGACCAGAAGAAGTGCAGGTTCTGCATCAGGGTCGAGAACCCCAGCTGCCGGGCCTTCAGGACGATTACCCGGCACGGCCGCTTCAGCCGCCGGGACTCCATCAGGACGTCGTTCCAGAACCGCTTCTGGGCCCCGTTGAGCCAGAACAGCTGGGGCCGTCCCCGCTTGTTCAGGATCAGGCTCGTCTTCTGGAACCGCTCAAGCTCGTCAGGCCAGAAGGCCTTGACCACCTTCCGACCCTCACGGATCCGCGTGGCAGGGTCCCGGATCGAGTCCGAGAGCTTTCGCAGCCGGTCCAAGAAGTCCAACTCCCCGGCGTCGTAGCCAGGGACGTGGACCGTCTTGCCCTCGGAGTCCGTGTAGTCGAACTCCAAACGCTCGAGGACCTGCCGCGTCGGGATCACAGGGAGGCCGACTCGTAGTCCAGACCATCCTCAGCACCGCCCTCGCGGCTCACCACCGCGAAGAGGTCGTCCTCGTGGATGAAGTGGATCTTCCCCTGCGTGCCGTAGTCCGCAGCGTTCTGGATGTGCTTGTTGAAGACCACGACCGTCCCCGGCTCGATGCGGTCGTCCTCGACCTTCGGGCCAACCCCGAGGACCTCTCCGAACTCAGGAGGGTTCTCCCCCGCCCCCACCGTCGGGAGCTCGATCCCGCTCTTCGTTCGCTTCGAGACCTGTGCCCGGCGGACCGCCACGTGCTTTCCCAGTGTTCTCAGATTCATCCTGGAGTTCCTTGCGGGCGAAGACGCCCTTCTCGATGTCGTCCATGAGGACCGTGATCTGGGCCTGCGAGGCGGCGTCCTCGTGCGCTCCCTGCGACTTCGAGATCCGCTCGTAGACCTGAGACCATGTCCGAGCCGCGTCGAGAACCAGCTTCGGGTTCTTCTCGTACGCCTCGGCCATCTGGCCCTCCGTCAAGGTCGCGAGCTTACCCAGAATGCCCCCGACACGCGACTTCGTGGTCTCCCGCAGAACCTGCCCGAACTCCTCGGACTCGATCACGTACCGGACAATCGACTCTGGGTACCCCGTCTTCCGCGCCAAGGATCGAGGATCCAGCGACTGTTTGGGGTCCGAGACGATCTCCGCTACCATCCGACAGGCTTGGATCAGCTTCTGCTTCGCCGGGGTGTAGCGGGTGATCTGGGTGCTATCGCCTTCTAGGGGCATCAGGGAGCGATTCTAGCAGATGAAAAAGCGCAGGGTCGCCACGACGACCACCTCCACCCTCGAGACGCAACCTGTGACCTTGGTCCTCCACATGCGCGAGGGGCCACCACAGGTCATCCACGGGAACTCCGGAATGGCCGGGGTGTTCTGCCACCTCCGGGCCGTCTGGGTCCCCGTAGAGCCCGACCCCGACTCCGACGCCGAGATGAAGCTGGTGTTCTGCCGGGACATCGCCTGGATCGAGGTCTTCAAGCAGGAGGACTACGATGCTGTTTGACGAAGCACCACCCACCGAAGGTGTTGTCGGGATCGACCCCGGGAAGTCCGGCGGGATCGCCTACGTAGCCGGCTGTGACGCCTGGGCTTGGAAGATGCCGGCCACCCCCCTCGGGGTCGTGGACCTCCTTCGCCAGATTGAGCTGAGCACCAGCTGCCGGCGGTTCTACCTCGAGAAGGTCCACGCCATGCCCGGTCAGGGAGTGACCTCCATGTTCTCGTTCGGCCAGAACTTCGGGATCCTCCAAGCCGCCGTCGCCTCCGTGTCGGGCGAGGACGCCTGGCTCGTCCGTCCGGTCGAATGGCAGAGGGCCACCTGCGGCCTGACGAAGGGGGACAAGAACGTCTCCAAGCAGTGCGCCCAGCAGCTGTACCCCCACATCAAAGTCACCCACGCCCTCGCGGACGCCCTCCTGATCGCCACGTACGGCCTAGCTGCCAGTGAAGGTCAGGAGGGCGTCCGCGAGGGCGTGGGTGACTTTGATGTGGGGGTACAGCTGCTGGGCG